ATGGAAAAAGACCAAGAGAACCTCCAGCGCTCTGTAAGGCAGTCTCGCAAGTCTGTTCGTTATCATGTCCAGCGCTGTGAAGCTGACCACCTCCTGACGCTGACTTATCGAGAAAACATGCAGGACAAGGAAAGGCTCAAGGCTGATTTCAAATACTTTGCTCAGTTGGTTAGGGCTAAGTATCCAGAATGGCACTACATCGGCGTTATCGAACGTCAGGAGCGTGGAGCGTTTCATTTGCATCTGGCGGTCAAGGGTCGGCAAGACCTTCATTATCTCCGAACTTGTTGGTATCGTGTGCTCGGCTGCACCGGTGCCACTGGAGAGAATGTCTTGGGTAATGTCGATGTCTCCATGACCAAGCGCAAATATGGTTCAGTGAATTGGAAGTGGAAAGCGAATCAGATAGCAGCTTATATCTCAAAGTACATCGGTAAAGACTTCGACATTAACGAGCATCATACCGCTCGTTATATTGCTAGCAGGGGAACCCCTAAGCCAGAAGTCAAACGAATCTGGATAGCATGTACTGATATTCAGGACATGATCATGCAGATGTTTGACATGGCTATGCTGTGCGGACTGGAGGATTTCCCTGAAATATGGCACTCGCCTGACGGTACCATTTTGAAGTTCTCAGGGCTGCGATTATATAAATCATCCACTTCGCATAATGACGCTTTATGGTCACTTGATTAGGGCTTTCCAAAGCTGTCTCTCCAGCCTTTGCCAAATCGCCGCTGCCTGAGAAAAGCAAACTCACTAGACACAAGGCAGCGGTATTTTGATGCCTGTGCCGCGAAATAAAACCCCGCCAAAAATCCCTATTTTCCGGCCTCCTTGCTAGTTGCATTTGTGCAGCGCTTATCACTTCCATTGGCTCAACCCCTATAAGCAGCGCCAGTTTTGTGCAGCTTGTTACATCCGGCATATGGTTTCCCTTTCGCCAGTCTGTGACTTCCGTAACAGCTTTGTCTAGTGCTCTAGCCAATGCGCTCCAGTTGCCTTTGATTGTCTTGCCCCGCTCTAGGTAGTCAATGATTTCCATGACAGAACCTCCTTAATAGATGCTTCTGATAATACACACAAAATATATTGACAAGTAGCAGAACCGTGTGGTACCTTTCGCGCATAGCAGAATCTTCTGCTATCTCGTATCCAATATAAAGGAATCAAAAATGCCTCTATCTCTGCAAATACCTTGCCATATCACGCACTCTGAACTCATCGAGGGTATCGCTAAAGGCTCCGGCAATCCGTACAAAATGGTGCGTATCCAAGGCGTTCTCGAACTAGGCCAAGACCGTCAAATTTTTCGAACTATTCTACCTAGTGGAAGCGAACTCCCTGCAGTTGGTCAATATATTGCTGAATTCGCGCCAAGAGTTAATAACGCCTCAATGGAGCTTGGTGGCAGCATCACCAAAGTTTCTAAGTCAAGTCCGAAAGCTGGTCAGGCTAGCTAATGCTTTGCCTTATTGATATGGGGGGCGGTGTGTTCGTTCTTGCCAATCCCCAGCCTCCCGAATATAAGGACTGCACCTATCTACTTGTGCAGCCTTCCCAGCTTCCGCTGGAGTTGTTCAATATTACTCCGGCAGAGGGCGCTCAGTTATCTGCGGCAATCGTCGCAGTCTGGGCTATAGCGTGGGTCGTAAAGCCATTTATTTTGGCTCTGCGTACTGACGAAAATTAACTTTATGAAAGGTATCAATCATGACCGAAGCATTAGCAGAAATCGCAACAGCAGCAACGGGCACAGCAGCTATCGCTGCCGCAGTATTTGCCCTAGTTGTGGGTATTAAGGTCTTTAAGTGGGCAACTCGCGCACTCTAAGATTTTTCAAAAAAGTCGCCGAATCCCTCGAACGGATTCGGCTTCTCTATTTAAGGGTATGTGTATGGGTATCTTCGTTGTAATAGCTATTCTGGGGGCTGCATGGATAATTTTCAGCGCATGATTAAATCAGCTATCGCCAGGCGTATCACATACGTTCTGGTTGGCTTTGTCTTTGCCTTCTTTCTGCATGACGAAGCTAAGGCCGAAAATATCCCTTATAGTCCTACAACGGTCTATACCTACAGTTACAACAACTGTACCATTGACCAAATATTACAACCATCACAGCTTCTCACTGGCTCATCTCCAGCAGTTCAAACTGAGCTTTGTGCTCTTTGTGGAGGTGCTGAGGCTAATACAGCATTCCGTTTTTGTAGCTCTCCAAACTCTTATGCCGACTATTCAGGAGGTGCTTCTACACAAAATTGTCCTATTGGTTATACAGACACCGGAACTGACTGTTTCAGACCTGACCCGCCTGTTGATTGTAATGATCCTGCACGAAACCTAAACGGCGCTCCTTATGGTGGAACTGGCACCCTTCCAGCGTCAATATGTGTACTCGGCTGCGAATACCCGCTTTCAAGCGGTGTCTCTGGCTGCAAGAACGGCAACTGCTACTTTGAAGCATCGGTTGGTGCTCCTAGTGGTGCTTGTACTGAGTCATCAGAAGTCACTGAAAAAACTGAGGAAAATCGCACCCCAGAAGAGCAATGCATCTCTAACCAGCAAGGTTACATCTCAACCAATGGCATCGTCACTTGTGTCGGTGCTGGCACTCCGGGCGGCGGTGATATAAGTGTTAGTTCTGACCCTTTGGGTACTGGCACGACAGGCACCGTAGGTTTTACAAACACTGGTGCAGTCGATACCGATGGCGATGGTCAGCCTGATATTACTAAGCAAGATTTTTGCAAAGACAACCCATTTTCGCCCCAGTGTAATGGCGTCTTCGGTGGCAACTGCAACCAAGGCTTCTCCTGTGAAGGTGATGCCGTCATGTGCGCCATCGCACGAAAACAACATCAGACTTTTTGTGAAGCTACACAATCCGATGCTGTCAGCGAATTAGGTTCAGACATTATTCAAGGTCAATCAATTACAGGAAACCCGCTTACTGATTCAGAAACCTTCGATTTAGGCTCACTCGATACCACTGCAACCATGAGCAAGGCAGATTTATCTGATATGTCTTTTTCTGTAGGTGGTCATTCTCTTGTTGTTCCTCTTTCATCGCTCAATGACGGCCTTCGCTTTGCTGGTTTGATAGTTCTCGCATTTGCTTACGTAGCCGCTGCTCGCATAATCTTTTCATAGGGGTAAATCATGCCTTTTTTCGCTGTTCTTATTTCTGGCTTAGTCGGCTCTCTTGCCATGGCTGTTCCTGAGCTAGTCGCACGTGTCGCTGTTGCTCTCGGTATAGGCACTGTCGTTTATACAGGCTTTACTTTTCTACTGAATCAAGCCAAAGACGCAGCATTCAGCCATTTGGGTCAGATAGGGGGCTTATCTGCGCAGGTCATAGGCATACTAAATATTGATGTCGCTCTAAGCATCATTTTCAGCGCATATGCTATCAGAGTGACATACAAGATGGGTGCCGGTGCCTTGAAACAGATTGTTGTTAAATGACCACGTTGTACACTGGCAAAAAGGGCAATGCAAAAACCCTTCTATGTATTAAGACAGTCCACGAGCGTTCACAACGCGAAAATCGCCCCGTTTATTATCATGGCATTCTTGATCTAACCCTTGACTGGCGTCATCTCGATGACCCACATAAGTGGTACGAATGTCCGCCTAACTCAATTATCGTAATAGATGAATGTGATCTACATTTTCCAGCAAAGGCCAATGGTTCACCTGTTCCTCATTCAGTAGAACAATTCAAGTTCGAGCGAAAACAGGGTCATGACGTTTATCTGATTACCCAGCATCCAACGTTCATTCATACGCATATCAGGAAGCTGGTCGATGACCACTATCACCTGATTCGCATATTCGGAAAAGAAAAGTCCAATATGTATTATTGGCAAAAGTGCAGGGCAAACCCTGATGAGGATAGGTCTGACGCCATTGTTAAAGAAGTGGATTTTCCAAAAGAATATTATGGCACTTATAAGTCTGCTGACGTTCACAACATTAAGACAAAAGTACCTCTCAAATATCATGCACGATGGGTATTTCCGCCCCTTGTTCTAGCCCTCTTTGCCTACGGCATTTATGCTTTTATGGGTGCTTCTGATGGTGAACTCGTCGAACGCTCTATAAAGCAGGCTGATTCTGCATATAACGGCTCACAGCAGCAGCAATACCGTAGGGGTTCTAATGAGCCACAATATAACTTTTACGAGGCTAGGGCGGAGCGTGTGCAAGGTTTGCCTCATACTGCTCCCATATATGACGAAGTCACAGAACCAATTGAAGCGCCTTTGCCTGCCGCCTGCGTTGATTTCAAGGGTCAATGCATCTGTTATACCCAGCAAGCTACAAAAATGACTGTATCGCCAGACGTATGCCGACAAATCGTTGATAAGGGTTATTTTGTAGACTTCGAGAATGGTGATGCTTTGCAGACCAAGCAGCGGCAGCAGCAAGTTTCTCAGGCTTCTTTCGAGCGTGTTGTGACCGAAGCCCCTGTAAGGGGTGAGAAGGTAGAACCCGCAGCGGTAGCTGTTCATAAACACCAAGGCAGTCCGCAGGACGTCCGCCCTGGTGTTCATGAAGTTCGTAGCCCTTCGAAGTTAACACGTGAGCGTATGGCAGCCTCCGAGTGGGCTTTTAAGCCTCCGGCGAATTGA